GAAAGATGAATAAATTGTTGATATGAAGTTGGTAATTGCATAAATTTCTCCTTTGTGTGCTAAATTATAATCTTCGCTTATGAGTTTGTCAACTATTTAGATCAGAAAGTTCCACCATCTAATCCTGCACTAATTCTTTCCATATTATCAGTAATTGCATCTGGATGTGGTGATTGAATCCACAGATAATATTCTTTACCTTCAACAAGTCTTGGATTTATTTGATTTGTTGTTGAAATAATTTCATCACCACCACCAGTTTCAAATCCCCAACCATATGCTCTATATCCATAATTGGATACCAAAACAGCATCTGTAGAATTTATAACACCATCAAAATTTGCATCAATTAGCGGTGGGAATCCTGTAGAAGATGAAGTCCATGATAACCAATCGTCATCATCTGCTGGATAATGTTCATTTATATCTCCACATGGTCCATTATCATAATTGTTTGGTAAAATTACTAATTGCATTGGTTCTTTATCATCTGCATCAACTTCAGAAATAAACACTAAACCCAAAAATACAGTCATACCAATTTGATTATTACATGTTGGATGATTAAATGTTGTATTTACAGAATTTAAATTATTCCAATAATCTTCATATGTAACTATTTCTGGTTGTTCGTTTAATGGAAAATCTTTTTCTATAATATTATTAAAAAAATCTTTCAATGCATTTACTTTGAACCAAGATCGTGTTGCGGCAGTATTTACATCAATAGTAAATTCGCCAAGACCTGGTATAGTTTTGGTTGTATATTTGTATACAATTTTTCCTGCTTTTGTATTTGCTTTGACTGTTAATTTTGTGCCATCTGGAGTTACAGTAAATCCATCGCCCTTAAAATTAATAGATCTTAAATTCTTAACTGCCTTTTCACCATCAACATAAATGTCTACATTTCCACCACCACCAGAACCATAGGCATGTTTTGATATTTCACTTGTTACTTTATTATTAAAGTCTTCTAAAAATTTTGTATCAAGTGAAAGATGTTTATTTAAATCTTCATATGCCAAGGGGTAAGATACAGATAATAACCCCGAGTCTCCGGGTTCTCCTTTGTCGCCCTTCTCACCTCGTTCTCCAGTATCTCCCTTATCTCCCTTTTCACCTTTCTCTCCTGCCTCTCCATCTCTACCATCTTTGCCGGATAATCCAGGATCACCTTTATCGCCTTTATCACCTTTGTCACCAGATTCTCCCTTTTCTCCTTGTTCACCAGTAGGACCGATATCTCCACGATCCCCTCTTTCTCCCGTGTCACCCTTCTCACCTTGTATTCCTTGAGATCCCTGATCACCCTTTGGACCCTGTTCTCCCTGTTCGCCCTTGTCACCTTTTGGTCCTTGTTCTCCTTGATCACCCTTATCTCCTTTATCACCTTTTTCGCCCTTTTCTCCTTGAACGCCTTGCTCGCCCTTATCACCAGTCCAACCTGTCCAACCAGTTTCACCTCTCTCACCAACATCTCCCTTGTCGCCCTTATCACCAGACATACCGGGCATACCACGATCACCTCTATCACCCTTTGGACCGGGTAATGGTTTTAATTCTTCTCGTAGTTGTTGTGTTAGTTCTTTCTTTAGTTGTAGTTTAATATCTTCAACTAATAATGGTTTTGGTTCTTCTTTAATTTCTTGGATTACAACTGGTGGTTCTTCTACATTTTCAAAAATATTTGAAATAGATTTTTTACTACCATTTATTAGAAGAACAGATCCTCTGGAATCTTTAAGATAAGTTTCACCGATACCAAGAACATTAAATTCAAAACTAGGATTTGATTCAGATACAACTGTGAACTCTTCACCAACATCATAAAAAGACAATGGGGCAGCAAGTCTTACTTTTTTACCAAATTCAAAATTTGCTTCTGGTAAATTTATAGACTCTTGTTTTTTATTAAATTTGGAGAAATCCTTCATATGTCTATTTATTTTAAGTTAAATGTTTCCAGCAAACTGGGAAGAGAGGCTCAATAATATTTGAAATTGCTGCCGCAAACTGCTGAACTTCCCATTGGGCATGAGCGTCTATTCGCTGTTTAAAGACACGGGCGAACGCTGAGAGCGATCCTGTCCACCACCACTCGGTGTAGGTGCCCTGTGGCAATATAGCGCGTGCTTGCTCTGGAGCAACCCCTATTTTTAACAAATTATCATATACATTTATACAATCTATCATGCAAGGAACATACATTTGATCAATATCTGTAGTATTTTCTATAAAATTTGAACTTCCTTGCTTTGCACCATCGGTGGGGGCATATCTCCACCTGGGGGTATAGATTTCTGGATGAAATGTAACATAACGACGAGATATCTCATTTTCTGTAAAACCAACCTTATGTTTAAAAAGTTGAGTTCTTACAAATATTGGTGCTTTAATTCTTAAAGTTATTTGTGGATGTGAGAATGGTGTCCAGTGATTGTGCTTAGCCAAATAAGAAATTAGTTTTTCATCTCTTTCACCAAATTCTTCACTCTCTTTATTGAAAGAAACTCTAGCAGCATTTACTACTGTTAGATCATCTCCCATATGAGAAACATATTGCACAAATCCATTGTCCAGAACTCTAATCTTATCCGTAGTACTGATCATCGTCATAAAATTCACCATCTCCTTCTTCTTCATTTCCAAAATCATCACCGTATGGACCATTGTCTTTGATATCTTCTGTTATATCAAAACTATCAAGAACTTCTGGAGGATATGTACCATCTTCATTCTTTTCTTCTAAACTGAAATCATTAATCACGACACCAGTTAGATCTTCTGCATACTCAACAGCCTTTTCAAACAATTCAGGATTGACACTTCTTAAGTATTCCATTACTGCAAAACAGTAAGAAACAATTGGATGTTCTATGTGGAAACTTTCTTCGTCTTCTGACATATTAGACCTTCTTCCATTGTTGGAGTTTTAACTTTGCCTCGATACCCGAATATGAATTATTCTTTATAATATCAGTTAGTTGCTGTTTTGTGTAGCCATTGAGAATCATATCGTTAATATCTTTTTGATCAATCGTATTTGGCCAAATACAAACTGTTCTTCCATTATTTATTAATTTTTCTATTTGAGCAATCACTTGTTTGTTTCTTGGTTCGTTATCTATAACGAAAATTAAGTCTTTATTCTTCAATGGTTCAGGAACTTCAGAACCATCATTAATTCCCACCATCGCTACACAATTATCAAGGAACAAAGAATCTAATGGACCTTCCACAACAATATAAGGATTCTCGTTATTCAAACGACAAAATCCATACCAAAGTCTTTCAATACTTTTATCGCCTTTGATTGTTATGTAACGAATGGTGTCTTTCTTCTTTGATAAACTTCTACCCTGAATTGCTATTACACGATTCTTGGTATTGAGAATAGGAATCACAAGACGAGGTTCTTTTTCCAAATTAATTTCTGGATCTAGTTTCTCTGCAAGTGCTCCAAAATCATCCGTGTAATAAAGTACACTATAGAACTCTTGTGGAATCTTTCGATTCTCTACAAACTTTCTACATGGATGATCTTCTTCTAGTTCATTTATATTCTTCAACCCATCAAGAACATTATCAGAAATATTGAACTTTGGTTGTTCAAATTTAAATTCTGGTTTCTTGTAGTTTGAATTACCATTTTCTCCATTCTTCCATCGTTCAAGAGAATATTCTTTACAAAGAGCAGGTGATACTGATTCTAGGAATTTATACATTGTGGTTGATACTCCACAATTATGACAACGATAAAACATATCGTTGTTCTTTGCAAAGAAGAATCCTCTAGCCTTGCTCTTATTCTTCTTCGAATCACCACAGATAGGACATCTGCAATTTGCAAGATTCTCTTTCTTCCAAGCGAACTTTGGAAGCATAGGAGAAACCATGTTTATGAACTTTTTATCAATTATTAAAGACATTAGCGGTTAAAATAGTAGTTTGCCCATTCTTGCCATTCAGGAAGTTCTTCATCACGAACAAATGGTAATGTCTTTAGACGCTCTTCTAATGTGCGATTGTCATCATTACCTATAAACTGTACCTGCTTCATAATAACTTCATCTGCCATAGTAATCTCCTTTAATTTGACCAATCTTCTGATTTCTTAAATTTACGAACACTAAACTTTGATGTGTACTTATTGTCATGACCTTCTGACCCAACATCTTCATCCTCTCCAGTTCCAATCAATCCATCTTGTGCTGATGCATCAAGATTGTACAACTTCATCTTTGCACGATTGATACCAATAACAAACTTACGATTACTCGCAAGATCATTATAGCGATTCTTCAACTGCTTTACCATAACTTGATTTCTCTTGTCTAGGTCTTCAGTTGCAATAATAGCAAACATGAAATCTGCTGTTGCAGGCAAACCAAATGACTCTGAAGTATTCTCAAGACCAAAATCGGTATTGTTGTAACCTTCACGATTCACCTGAGTTGCAGAGAACACCGGAACACCAAGTTCAACTGCAAGACCACGAAGTTCTTCTGCAATCGACTTGATGTAAGTATAGGAATTCACAGAACCACCCTGCTTCATACGAGCAGATGCACAAATGTTCAGATAATCAATAAAGATGATATCAGGAATAAACTTCTTCTTGAGTTTCAACTCATTTACAAGATATCTGAAATGATTCACATGTGCAGTTGCAGTTGGATATTCCTTGATGATAAGTTTACCAGTCACACCTCTAGTTGCATTGAATAACTTCTTTGCATAGACTTGCTTTGGTAAAGACTTTAGTTCATCAATTGTAATATCCATGATATTGGCATCGATACGCTCTGCAATTCTTTCTTCTGCCATCTCGCAAGTGATGTACAATACATTCTTATTTTGTATCAAACAATTTGCTGCTTGGTGACAGAGGAATAGAGACTTACCAACACCAGTACCTGCGATTACGATGTTTAGAGTTTTTGTGGCAACTCCTCCCTTCGTAATATCATTGAAGAACTCCAAATCAAATGGAATCTTCTTTTCTATTGTATGGTAGAATTCATATCGTCTTTCTGCATCTTTCAAATAATCATGACCGATATTAGTATCAAAAGATACGGCTAGAGCATCTGAAAGAATAGATGGAAGTGCTTCCTTTGTTTGAGTCTTTGACTTACCATCTATGATATGAATAGATTCAAGGATTGCATTATAGATTGCTTTATCCTTGCAGAACTTTTCGGTTTCATCCACAAGCCACTGCTCATCCTGCTCAGAGGTTGAGTAGTCGTTAATTTTCTGCAACATAGAATCATACTCTTGTTGAGTTAGATTCTTGTTGTTAGACAGATCTACAAGTAGTGCTTCTTTAGTTGGAAGTTTATTATACTTAGAAACAAATTCTGATATGGTCTTATAAATGACTTTATCTTCCTTTGACTGGAAGTACTCATCCTTTAGGAATGGTACAACCTTTCTAGTATAATTCTCGTTGTAAAGAAGATTTTCTAGAATTACTTTTTCAACAATAGAATTCATTCTTCAGTTTCTTGTTCGCTTGCTCCTGCTCCGTACTTGAACTCGACTGCAACCGCTGCTTCGAGTTTTTCCATTACTTCCTTGGTAAAATACTTCTCTGGCTCTTCGATGAGGTTCTTCTCGAATGCCTTGCTACCATCTGGAAGTTCAATACGGGTTGAAACCTTCTTGAATATACCATGCTTTAGTGCTAAGTCAACAAGTCCGTAGTACTTATTTAAACCACTATCGTAGTTTAACTTAACATCTACCATCTGATTTTCCTTAGTAAGACGACTCTTGTATAACTTGCAATGAATAATGTTACCAACTACCTGTCCTTCTGAATTCTTATCCTTCTTCTTTGAAAGATAAACAATTGTAGAAGCAGCATACTTTAGACCAGAACCACCTGACATTTCCTTGGTTGGAACATAAGAACCAACAACATCATAAGTGTGATTAGTCATCAGCAGAGGAATACCTGCCTTACCCATCTTTAGAGTTAGAACGCGGAAGGTGCTCTTGATAACCTGTGAACGGGTCATATCACGAACTTCCTTACCCTCTGCAGTATCTGCCATTTCCTTACTGGTTGATAACATACCAAGCGAATCAAGAACAACCATCATTGGCTTTCGTGCTTCCTTTGGTTGCTCCATGTACTTGTCGAGAATCTTGATCAACTGTAGACGGAACTCTTCAATTGTTGCTACAGGAAATACTGCAACTTGCTTTGGGTTTACACCACGATTGATAAACATATCAGAGGTAACTGCTTGCTCTGTATCGAAGTAAAGAACGATACCATCCTTACGATCATCCAAGAACTTCTTCACAATACCAATTGCAAAATATGTCTTACCTGTTGCAGATTCACCTGCAAGAGCAATGATCTTGTTATCTGGAATACCACCATAAAGAGATCCTGATACTAGAGCATTGAATGCATAGGAACCCGTATCAACAAATCCCTTAACATCACTTCCCTCCAGACCATCCTCTACTAGACCTGCAAACTCATTACCCGAAGTTTTAATAATATCATCAATAAATGACATAATGTTCCTTTCTCAAATTATTCCTGATTGTACTGCCTTATCCAACCACAATGCCGCTTCTCTACACTTCTTTCTCTCTTCAATCAATTCTTCGTAATATTCCAACCCTGCTTTCTTATCCTTCTGTGATCTATTGATATAACTATCAAGATCAAGAAGTCGGTTGCGAATCAACTGTTGTAGATATTCAACTGTATCATAATCTTTCATATAAATAAACTCTCCAGTGTTGTCCTTCTCTCAAGATCCCAACCTATGACCTTAACGATAGTAGAGAGAGGTTCTATAAAGCTCTTTTCGAACTGCTTAGTGTAGTCGATATAGTTATGCAGTTCAAGTTCTTTTGGTAAAGTATTTGTAAACGAAATAACATGTTCGCCAATAGGATTTGGTGTCTTCAAATAAACAAACTTAACCTTTTCACCATCCTTGATTACAGAATACTTCTTTGTTAATTTGTGCTTTTTGAGATGATGATTAAATAACAATGCACCTTTCACAGCAATCGGTGTAGACTTCTTGTAAATACTTGAAGAATCAGAATATTCATTTATTCCATTACATCCCCGTGGGAAAGAAACTGCTTCTACTGGGGACTTAATAAATTCATTTTTAAATTCATCTTTAAAAGAAATCAAAGAATCTTCATCAGAATTCATAATAATATGAATTGCTTTCTTCAAACCATCACGAACAATTTGTGGAGTTGAAGAACGAGTTGTTTCAATACCCATGATCTTCATCTCTGGTTCTTTCAAAAGCACATTGTCTTCACCCATCATCACATTCAACATGTATCGCTTCTTTGCAGTCCAGATTCCTTTACTGGAAATCGACTCACGCTTCATATGCATCTTCTGTTGATATGCATTCATGATTTCTGCAAGTTCATTATACTTCTTTTCAATAAATGGATTGATGATTTCATTACACGCTTTATCCAAGAACTTAACTACCTTCTCATTATCAGGTACATTACCCTTGAATGACTTCTCTACTAGTTTATCAAGGCAAAGATAAACAGAGTCTGTATCAGATGCGATAACATAATCAACACCTGTAGTTCCAATGTTCTTGTTTAGGAAAGTATTCAAAGCATTCTCAATCCAACGAATGGACAATTGACCAGACACAGTGATTGCTTCTGCAAGATCAAGATCATAATAACGGAAGTATTGATTTCCTACAGCACCGAAGGCTGAGTTCAATTGAATCTTTCGAACCAACTGAAAGTTGTGATATTTACTTATATCAAACTTAATTTGCTGTTCTTCTTCCTTGCTCAGATTCTTCTCATTCTTCAATCTGCGCTTCGAGTCCAACATCTTTTCCTTGTACATTTTGCGTTCTTTGTACATGGTTTCCATGAGTTCGGCTAGGAATCCCTGCTTGTCTTTCTTGAAGTAGACACCATTTGCAGCCATACTGAGATTCTTTTCATGAATTGTATTCTGATGATCTGTTAGTTGTAGGAACTGCTTCTTGGATTCCTCACTGTTAGGATATAGAACATCTTCTGGTCGAAGAGTTCCACGCTTACCCATTTCATGCTTCATCTCAGGTGAGATGTTATACTGCATGATAAGATGTGGATATAGAGAATCCAAGTCGAAGGAAACAATCCACTTATGCATACCAACTTGTGGTTCCTTTACATATGCACCGACGAATGCAGTATCCTTCTCTTCAATGTTCTTCTGTGGAATCACAATCTTCTTGTTGTTCAAGTAATGATAGATGATTGTATCCCAAGTTCTAACTTGAGAAAACACATCAACTAGATTTACTTTTGCAGAATATGCAAGAGCAAGTGCAAGTTCAAGAAGTTTAAGTTTCTGTTCAAGTTTGACTACGAGATCAACATCTTTGACATTATACTGAACAAATTTCTGGAAGTCTCGTGTGTACATGTCAAGAATACCATCGAATCCTTCGAAGGATGCTTTCTTCTCACCAAGTTCTGCAAACGAAATGTGGTTAAGACTGTATGACTCTTGAGTTACGAATGTAAACTTCTTGTAGAGATCAAGATAATCTAGAATAGAAACACCCAACAGATCATAAGCGATCTGTTCTCTTTGCATGATGTACACCTTACGAGGTTTTACTATACCCCAAGGAGAGAGTTTGCCTGCTTCACCGTCACCAAAAAGATTTGTGATACGGTTCACGAGATATGGAATATCGAAGAACTGAATGTTCCATCCGGTGATGATGTCGAAGTCATAATACTTCCACTGTTCAATAAATGCTTGGAGCATTTCCTTCTCAGAATCATACTCAAAGACCATATGATTGTTCTGAACTGGCTTTGCTCGACCAAGACAATAAGTATGGATAGTTTCCTGACCTTGCTGTAGGAAACGAACAGTGATGATGTTGACCTTCTGATCTGCTTTCTCTACTGTAGGGAATCCATCCTCACACTGTGTTTCAATATCAAGATAACACACCTTTAGGGTGTTTGGATCATATTCTAGGTTTGGATAACGATCACCAATAAATTGATATTGATAATCTGTATTACCATAGATCTGATAACCCTGAACATCCTTGTACTCTTCGATCATTTCTCTGCAATCAGAGATAGAATCAAATTCAAAAGGAACAACTGGAAGATTGTCCAGAGTTCTCCAAGGAGTAGTCTTGATCTGATCTGGTCCTGCAGGAACATACAGAGTGGGAGAGAACTTGATCTTCTCTCTTACTCTCTTACCATTCTTGTACCCTGTGTACAGAATGTAGTTACCACGAACAGAAACATGTGTATAAAATTCACTCATTCCATTATTGTAGTAAGTGGGGATACTTCTTCATTGTAACGCTTGTATGATAGCGCATGATACTCAGGATTCAACTCAATTCCCAAATAATTTCTATCATTCATGCAGGATACAATCCCCGTAGTTCCAGAACCAGAGAATGGATCTAGAACAGTTCCACCCACCGGACAACCTGCTACGACGCAAGGTTTGATCAGATCCAATGGAAATGTTGCAAAGTGTGCTCCCTTGTATGTATTGGTAGCAATGCTCCAAACATCACGCAAGTTTGCAGTTTCATATTTCTTATCAAATCCTGAATGTGCAGAAAGACCAGTTTGCTCTTGCCATTCTTTTGTCTTTCTCTTATGACCATTTTGAATTCTTTTATCTTCAGGATGCTTTGCAGTAGTCTTAGTAGATTCAATATCATAATAATAATTTTTACTCTTTGCAAGTAAAAAGAAGTATTCATGTGATCGTGTAGGACGATCCTTTACACTTTCCGGCATTGGATTTGTCTTGTGCCAGACAATATCACTGCGTAGAATCCAACCGTCCTTTTGCAAAGCAAAAGCAACCAACCAAGGAACACCCAAAAGATTCTTGTTCTTTCCAAAAGTATCACCAATGTTCAACCATAGAGTTCCGTCATCACGGAGCACTCGCTTTACACCTTGAAATACCTTAACCATTTCGTTTACATACTCTTCTGGTGTATCTTCTGCACCGATCTGATCATCATTGTGATAATCACGAAGAGCAAAATATGGAGGTGAAGTAACACAAGTATTAATAGAGCACTCTGGTAGAGAGTTTAAAATTTCTCTATTATCACCAAGCAATACTTCAAACTTTGGCATTCTTATCCTTGATATATGAGTGTAGAAGAACCATATAGTTGATCACATCAACTACTGTATCTTCAAACGATTCATTTGCAACTTCCATCTTTCCTGCTTCAACAAAAGAAGAAAGACGACTCATCTTGTCTGTAAGACGAACAAGCATACCCCGCTCAGTTGAACAAATGCCCATTGACTCTACGCGAGTAAAGTTAGCGAATGGTTCAGTTCCAGAGCGACCTGCATAATCAGTATTCTTTTTTTCCATCAATGTTCTTGCAGCATCGCAAAGTGTAA